GTTACAACAAGTATTTCAATCTTTGGCCGTAACAGATCCGCTAGCACTATTTGGTGAAAGTTTAGTTCAGTTAGGTTCTAGTCTAATAGACGCGCAAAAAGATACAGATAGTACAACTGCATCTATTAAAAAGCTTTTAGAAAGCACGGAAAATGCTAAACTTATTAATCCTGAAAATTTTGCACAGTTACTAAGTTTATCTGACGAGTTCTATAAAGCAACAACTGCTGTAAAAAATTATCAAATTGAAATTGACAATACTAAAGCTATCATTGACCAGCTAGAGCGAAGCATTAGCAGAGGCGGTGGTGGTGTACAAGAATTAGTACAAGAAAAACTAAAGCAGCAAGCAAAACTCGGTGAACTAGAGTTAAATATTACTGTTAATCAAAGTAGTGTTAGTGCAATACAACTAGAAATTAATAAAATAGCAAAAGAAACTATTCGAACAGGATATGATGCTATATTTAAAATGGCTAACTTAGCTTTACAAAAAGCACAGGTGCAAACACAAAAAAGTTTATTAGCAGGTACAACTAGCGGCGGAGCAGTCTCTGCAATGGGAACTCTTAGTTTACGAGAAATAGACATACAGCAACAACAGTTAAGTGCTACAGCAACTTTAAGTCAAACAATGTATAAAAACAATATATTGCTTGAAAGACAGATAGCGGATAGAGAAGCTGAAAAAATTAAAGATACTGCTAAAAAAGAAGAACGAGACTTAACCGCACAAGAAAAGTCCGATATTGCTGAATTAACTACTCGTGGAACTGAGTTAAAGACTCTTTCTGAAACTAAACGTATAAATCAAAAAACGGCTCAAAGTTTTACAGACCCTAAAGTAGCAGGATTAGCACTTGAAGGAGTAATGAAACAAGTTGGTATTGATGCTAAATCTCAAGAACTAAATGAACAGCGCCGTGGCATATTAATTGACACTCGCGTTAAATTAAAAGCAGCTGAACTACAACAAGATACTCAAAAGATTAAAAATGAGCAAACTTTACTGGGATTAAATTCTAAAATATTTGATCTTGCTACTAGCGGCTTCGAGTATTTAACAGATTCTGAAATGAAGCGTAAAAATATTTTAGACACAGAAAAGTTATTTTACGACCAAACTGTTGCTAGAAAAACGGTTGAAGACGAAATTGCTTTATTAACTGAAAAATTAAAAGACGCTAAAGGTCCTACTATAGCAGGTCTTAATGCAGAAATAAATCTTAAACTACAACAATTAAATCAGCTAGATCAACAAGCTGTAAAAGAATATACTATTCTAGGTATACAACAACGTCAACAGGCAACTGCAAATACTTATTTAATAGTTAACAAATCTATGCGTGAAGGCTATGAATTAAGCCAGTTACAACGTGATACTGCTATTGATTTGACCAATAATGAGTTTGAATTATTTCAGCAACGAGTACAACTACTTAATTTAACTGGCGATCAGTATTTAGCAGAAGAAAAAACTTTTAAATTGCGATTGTTAGACCAACAAAGTCAAAATGATACTATAAAAGCTGCTCAAAGTTTTGCTCAAAAAATGATGAAAATTGCAGAAGATGAGCAAAAAGCAAAAGATGCAGACCAAAATGCAGATCTTGCTCGCTATGATGCTGATAGAGCTGCTATGGGTGCTTTCTACGACGCAGAATTAGCTCGTATAAATCAAAACACTGCTGCAAAACAAAAAGGCTATGATCTGCAATATTCTATGAGTCTTCGTATGCAAGCATATGATGCTACTTTCCAACAATCTATGAGTAATATGGCTGATGCCATAGTACAAATGGTAACTACTGGCAAAGGAAGTTTTAAAGACTTAATTAATAGTATGATTGCTGATTTAATTCGTTTTGAGTTAAAACAGCAGATGATGGCTAGTTATCAGAGCGTTGGCGGTATAAAAGGCATATTCAATATGTTTACTGGTGGCGGTGGTGCTGGCACTTTAGATGTAACACAAGCAGCAGCTAGAGGATACACAGGAATGGCTAAAGGCGGAGTATACGATGCTGGATTACGAACATTTGCCAAAGGCGGAACATTTACTAACTCTGTTGTAGATTCTCCTACTATGTTTAAGTTTGCACAAGGTACAGGCTTAATGGGTGAAGCAGGACCAGAAGCCATTATGCCCCTAAAGCGTGATAACAATGGCAACTTAGGAGTTCGCAGTGATAGTAATACTGCTACTAAAGTTGATGTGGTTGTTAACAACTACTCAACTGAGAAAGCAACTACTACAGAAACAGTTGACTCTAAAGGCAATCGTAAGATTGAAGTTATTGTTGGCGATATAGTAGCTGACCAACTTTCAAGAACAGGTTCTAGTGCTCAGCAAGCATTAAGTGGTAGCTATGGACAGCGTCCCTCTATGGTAAGGAGATAAAATATGGCAGTAATTCAATGGCCAACAACATTGCCGCAAGTGCCGCAAAAAGGATTTCAGGAGACTGTGGGGGTTAATATCCTCCGCAGTCAAACTGATGCAGGGCCAGCAAAGCAGCGTAGGCGAGCAAGTCGTCCTAATGAAATGACTCTTTCTTTTATTATGACAACTGCACAGTGCGACATACTAGAAACATTTATCAAAGATACTATTAAAGGTGTAAGTCGTTTTACATTTCCACACCCAAGAAAACTTGGTACTACAATAGACGCTAGGATTATTCCTGGTGGTAGTGGTGAATTTTTTACACTTCAATACCTTGCACCAGGTTTTTGGTCAACTAATTTAAAAATGGAAATAATGCCATGAGTCGTTTAACCCGATTATCTCCACAAGCCATACGTGCAATGTATGGCTCGGAAACAGATCAAGCATTAATTATGCTCTTAACTGTTTATGATCCAGTAAATAATACATCAATTGTTGGACGTATGTCAGACAGTTTTATAAATAGATTACCGGCTCTAACTACCGATAGCGAGATAGTGTATGGTGTAACAAGTCGTAGCAATGATTATTATTTTATACCAATGGAAATAACGCTACCTTCAGAACAAGAAACAGGAGTAGGACAGTGTGGTATAACACTAAACTATGCCTCTCCTGATCTTATTGCTGCTGTGCGTACAGCTATTACAAAACCCACAAAGATATTACTAGAATTAGTATTGTCTGGCTCACCTGATACTGTTGAAGCTAGTTTTTCAGATTTTTATATTACCAGTGTAACCTATGATGCACAGAAAATTAGCTTAAGTTTAGATATGATTAATCTAAGCAGAGAGCCTTTTCCTTGTTACAGTTTTACACCTGGTTATTTTCCAGGACTATTTTAATGAACTATGATAAATATATAGGCTTACCATATAAAGATAATGGTAGAGATATTAATGGAATAGATTGCTGGGGCTTGGTTCGTCTTTACTACAAAGAAGAATTAAACATTGATCTACCAAGCTATGTTGATGAATATAATGGCTCTTATGACTCTAATGTCACAAGAGCTATTAGTCTTTATAAAGACGCATGGAATAAAACTACTACTCCTGGTGCTGGAGATGTAGTACTATTTAATATCTATGGAGAACCTGCTCACGTTGGTATCTATGTAGGTAATAACAAATTTTTACACTGTCGTGAAGGTCGTGACAGTGTGGTTGAGTCGCTAGCTAACGTTAAGTGGAGCAAACGCTTAGACGGTATATACAAATACAGCGAGAATACTCAGATTTCTGTTACTGGTATGCCACATCCGCTTAAAACAAACGTATACCGTGAGTGGACAGTTGCTGGTACAACTATACAAGATTTTGCTTTATTTGTACAAAACAAATATTCGCTTAGTCCACATTACGCAGATAGACTTGTTGTTGTTGTTGACGGAGTTCCAATTGCTAAAGAAGATTGGGAAACTACTGTTGTACAGGCCGGACAAACTATTGCCTATCGTGCAGTACCTCAAGGTCGCGACACTTTTAAAATGATTTTGATACTTGTTATTGTTCTTGTAGCACCAGAACTAGCAGGGGCAGGATTTGAAGGTGCCGTGCCAAGCTTAGGGCTAACTGGCTTTCAAGCAAATGCAGCTGCTATGGCTATTTCCATGACAGGTATTGCATTAGTAAACGCAATTATGCCTGTTCGTATGGCTAGCCAAAACGATCCAGGTTCGTCTAATCCACTAAATCTATTTTCAGGTACAAGTAATCAAGCAAATAAATTTGGACCAATTCCTGTTGTATTAGGAAAAGTTAGAATGACTGCAATGTTAGGAGCGTCACCTTACATTGAAACATTAACAGATACAACAATTTTAAACTTATTACTTGTTTGGGGTTTTGGTCCACTACAAATTACTGACTTGTGTGTTGGCGCAAACCCAATTGCAAATTACTATGAAGGTTTGCCCCTAACATTACCTAAGCCAGCTATATTATATGGGCGAGCTGAAGAAGATCAAACAGCGTTTAACAGTCTTTATGGCTCTGATGTAGAGCAGGCTCCTGCAAAATCTGTTGAATTAGTTAATAATGCTACTGATGGTAACCCTTGGCAATCTATATTTTTTAACCAAGAATCTACACGAGTTGACGTAGCGTTTACTTTTCCAGAAGGTATGCGTACTATTAATACTAAAGATGGAAAAGTT